CCTATGTAGGATGTCTCCTACACCTACTCAGCGTGCTGAGTAGGCCCACCTGATCTTGATGCCGACGGTATCAGGACGTCCTGAACGCAATAAGTGCTCCTTGTCTGGGGATGGCGAATCCCCTCTACGCAAGAAGAACTTCATTAGGGCCCCGTAATCATCCAATGGATTTTCCGGGATCTTAGTTACTAGGCAAGCGGCTTTCACCATCGGCCGTTGTAACTCAGGACACTCTTTCTCAGTATGATGACCAAGAAAGGAGTGTTTCCCTAACGCTTCCGAATCAAAGGACACAGCAGGAAACGGTATCAACCGTTCAATCTGCTCGTCCAAGAAACGGACAGTTTGCCAGAGCCCACGTAAGTAAAATTGATTACGCAAGCTCACAAGACTGGCAACCTGGATTGCGTCCTGCTGTCGCGAAGGCCACTCATGTCGGACACGAACTATAGTAACATCCGTGCCCTCATAGTAGTCCTTTCCACAAGACTCTCTGAAGTAACCACTCCAGAAAGACTTGTTTTTGTTCACCTTGAACCCGAAAGCTTCAAGACGTGAAACGACAGCAAACACATATTCCACGGGGACAATGATATCATCCCCGTAGACGCGCACCTTACCATGGAATCGCCTAATGGCACTCCTGGTGAGGGGTCGTTTGAGCTCATCTTGGATCCCAAGAAAGACGCATGTCAAGAAGACAATAGCCTCAATTGGGAAACAGAGAGCTGAACCCATAGACGCGAACTTGGATAGACGTATAACGCCATGTCCAGGTACATCTGCTTGTCGCGACCGAGTCGCTTCGATCCCCGCTTGCAAACTGGGGTATCGAAGAAATAAGGTGTTGACAAGTAGATTCGAAACACGATCCGACGCTTCACTGAGATCCAGTGTCGCAAGCTCGCCTCGCAGCGAGCCAATTCGAGCCAACTCCTGGTTAGGAGTCTGGTCCGAAAATCGGAGGAACGGGTCCAATAAGGGATCCGAAGCCAAACCCGTAACAAATCGCTCAAGAAGCGCTTGCTGCATATACTGCATGCAAGTAGGCTCAATTGCGATGATACGGGGTGTTTTGAGCGTTTTAGGCACGGTGATGACCCTGACGGGCCGTTCCGCGCCGGGTTCGAGCCAGGTGATTTGGTCGTGTACATGTTTGTACCTCCAGTTCGGTAGTAGGTAATCCCCAGCGGGGAACACCTTCTCCAAACGGCTGGTCCACTCAAGCTGATTGAACTTTTCGTTTGCACGAAGTCGATCAGCCGTTGCACCAGGACCGTGTTTCGGAACGATGTCGCCCTCAAAGACCTCGCGGTCTAATTGGGTGAACAAGTCCCGGAACAAAAGAAAAGCCATATCATGGAATTCCTCGTTTTCACGAGGAGTCCGCGTACGGTCATTCTCAATCACTGACTGCTCACACTCGACGTAGCCTTTAATCGCGCGCGTGACCCTTTCGGGGGTACACTCTAATGCCATTTTACCAAACATCAACGTAAGTTGACGAATGGCATAGATAGCATCATGCGAAGGCCGGTCGAGCAATCGACCACTACTTCGATCGAAACAGAGATCAAGGAAACCTCCGAGAAATCGGGGGAGACCTCTCTTACGGTGGAAACCACTGTAAGAGTTGGGAGCGATGAAACCTTGGTCAAGATCTCTTTCGAAATCTTTTC